CAGCAGTTTCTTCTATATCTTCTTGTTCTGGCCTAATTGGTTCTAACCACGTATCAGCAATGTATGCTTTAGGTGATGGTCCCAATTGTATATCTATGTCTTCGCCTTGTATCCACCAATAATGATCATGTACCATACAAGTGCAAGTCATACCAAGTGCTTCAAACTGTTCGCCAGCTTCAAACTTGCCGATGTACTCGACTACTTTTACAACTCGTCCAATGTTACTTGGATTGACTGAATGTATAATCTTTGCAAAATCGCCTTGTACACATTTCATATTGTTTGCTTTCTCACCAAAATTCTAATAGTCTACCATTACCAATGATAATCATTGAGCAAGTCACAACATGCAGTAACACCCAGCCTGTTCGGATAAGTGCTACTGCGTCTGCTCTGTTGTTATCATCGTATGCTTTCTGTCCAATGGCTTTACACCAATATTCCCACATACGATTTCTCACTACATTGAGTTCTTGCGTTCTTGGATCTCTGCGCGACGAGCTTTTGTTAGCTTGCCTAAGTCGCCTAGTGCGCCACGGGCTCGAGTCGCTGCTGCTTTAACGTTCTTGTCTTCCCAAGATGCGTGTTCAACTAGATAGTTATTAAACGCTTGAACGATTTGTTCGTGTTGTGTTAGTTCGCTCATATATTTTCTCCTGTAATATGATTGTAAATTTCTTTCCAGTTGACACATTTAGTCATGCCTTCTGGAAGATCGTCGTGCATGTTAAATCCATGCTCTACCAGTATTGAATTTAAACCTAAGTCTAAACCAAGTACTGCATTTGATAGTTTGTCTTCAATCCAGTATAACCCCGAATCACGATACTGTTCAAGTGCTTCGTCTTTATCACCTCCAGTATCTAAACAAACTAATTCTTCGAAAGCTGTTTCGCCGAACAACTTCTCCAAATTCATTTTACGAAGTTTGTATGCATTAGGGTCTAAAGACATAGACGTAATGCAACGGAATACATATCCGTGTTCTTCGTGTAATCGTTTAACGTAATACATAGCGTCACGTAGTGCTGGGAGAAATCCCATTGCTGCGCTTTCGTTAAATATCTTTACGTGCTTAATTGCTTCGTTACGAGAAATACCAAAACGCTTGGCAATGTCGTATTCCCAATTACCGTTCTCAATCTGTGTGTATCCACGCTGTTCTAAATAACAGCAGAATGCGTACTCCCAGTTAAGTAGGACGCCATCTGCGTCAGTAAGTATTACTTTATCGTTATAGTTTTTCATGCTGCCTCTTTGCCTAAGTTTATATTATGTATATACTATAACATAGAAAGAGTGTGTTGTCAACCGATATCTAGCCGCCAATACTCACAGTACCTGCGCCGTTTGCGCCGGTTGATCCACAAGATATTGCATCACCATTACGATGTGCCGGCTGTCCGTTTATTGTCACTGTGCTTGATCCTGCAGAAGCGGTTGCAGGATGTGGTGAGCTGCCCGGACAAGCGTGAGCTGCATATGCATCACCTTGTCTTACCACAGGCTGATTTTCAGCCGTGACATCTCCACTAGAACCAGTAGGAACTCTTGGAGGAGCTCCGCACGGGTCGCCTGTTGATGCTGAATTTAGTTTAACTACTGCTGGCATACTATATTTATATTGTTGCGATGTTAGAAGTAGTAGAAATATACTGTTTAGCAATTTCATCTTGTGTTTTGGCAATACAACTCACACTGTTTACTAACACATTAAACTTTGCATCTGGTGATACACTGTACATGTACGGTGCTAGTCCTAATCCTTCGTTTTGCATAATTAAAACCATTGGCTTTTTTAGTGTGTATTCTTTTGGTGTTTCGCTGTCTAAACGTGCAACAATTTCTTCGCCTGAACTTAGTTTTAGAGACACAGTGTCTCCAATTTTATAAGGTATTTCAATTAACATTATAGTGAGTATCCTGTTCCGTTATAGTTAGTTTCTTCTAAGTAAGTGCCTAGCTTATCGTAGCCACCAATCTTTGTTCCGTGTACTGTAATTTGTGGAAAGGTACGTGCTCCTGGAAACTTTTCAAGTACTTCGTCACGGGTAAAGTCTGTACCAAGTTGAAAGTACTTGTATGGTAACTTCCTCGCTTCGCACAAAGCCTTTGCCCTATCACAAAATGGACACTGTGGCTTGCCGTAAATTTCAATCATAAACTAAATCCTTTGATAGAGTCTGTTGTTACGTCTTGTTTGATGCCGCCGATGATATAAGACTCTTGTTCTGTTTCCTGCGGTGCAACTTGCAAGCCTGAACTTGAAAGCCAGTGCTGTGTCCACGGCAACGGATTAGTATTTACTGGAGCATCAAAGATAGCATTGTATCCTAGTGCTTTAAGTCTGCGGTTTGCAATGTATTCTACATACTGATTAAGTAGAGCAGCGTTTAATCCAATCATTGAACCGTCTTTAAACAAGTACTCAGCCCAGTCCTTTTCTTCTGCAACACATTCGCGCCACAGTTCGTATACTTCTGCTTCACACTCTTTAGCAACCTTTGCCATTTCTGGATCGTCTTTACCTTGAGCCCAAAGTTTCAATATATGTGTACTAAGTGCTAGATGCTGCGCTTCATCGCGGGCGATAAGACTAATAATCTTAGCACTACCTTCCATTAGCTTTAGTTCTCCAAAGCCAAATGTGCAAGCAAAACTTACATAGAAACGCAACCCTTCAAGGATGTTAACTGTCATCATTGCAAGGAATAGTTTTTTCTTAACATCATGTAAGCTACCTTCGCCTCTGTGATTGTAAGCGTCAGCAGCTTCAGTAAACTCGTCGTAGTGCTTAGTAACACTCATTGCTCGTGCAATAATCTTCTCGTCATCTAAGATAGTATCAAACACTTCTGAAGGGTCAGCATACACGTTCTTCATAATATGTGTGTAGCTACGTGAGTGGATTGTTTCAAAGAAGTCCCAAGTAACAATACATCCTTCTAGTTCAGGAAGTGAAACATGCGGTAGAAATGCTAGACATGGTCCACGTCCTTGGACACTGTCAAGTAAGGTTTGATATTTCAAGTTAGAAGTAAATATATGCTTCTGCTCTGGGCGGAAGTTAGCAAAGTCAGCACGGTCCTTCTGTAGACTTACTTCTTCTGGACGCCAAAAGTAACCAAGCATTGTTTGATTAAGTTTGTCAAACACAGGGAACTTAAACGTATCGTAACGCTGTGTGTTTTGATCTGCTCCGAAGAACATATCTTGTTTTGTGAAGTCTACTTTTTCACGGTTAAAAACTGTCTTTGCCATTCTCTCTTTAAATCCTATATGTGTGTTACTTTATTAGTATAGCGTGGTTAGTCCTAGAAGTCAACCACTAAGTTGTTAGATAGCACAAGCATCACAATCTGCGTCATCTTCTATCTCTAAGTTTGCAGCAGACTTCATAAGCTCTTCCATAGGCTTCTCGTCTTCTAGCTCACTTGGATCAGTTTTATAATCATAAGTGTTTTGATAGTAACTTGTTTTCCAACCTAGCTTGTAAGTTGTTAGTAAGTCGTTCATCATCACACTCATTGGTACTTCATTGTTTTCAAACTGTGTTGGATTATAACTCCAATTACCACTAATAGCTTGATCAAAGAATTTCTGCATTGCTGCAACTACGTTAATGTAGCCTTCATTGCTTGGCATTTCCCACAACAATGTGTAGTGATTCTTTAACGTTTGATACTGCGGAACAATCTGCTTAAGAGGCCCTTTCTTTGACTTTTTAACGGACAAGTATCCCCTAGGTGGTTCAATTCCGTTTGTTGCGTTCGACACAACGGATGAGCTCTCTGAAGGCATTTGTGCGGACAATGTACTGTGCCGTAAGCCGTGCTCCTTAATATCATTCCGTAAGCTATCCCAATCATAGTTTAACTTGTTCTCCACAATAGCATCAACATCTTTCTTGTATGTATCAATAGGAAGGATGCCGTCGCTGTATTTAGTGCGGTGGAAGTATTCGCATGCTCCGCGCTCTTGTGCTAGTTTGTTGGATGCTTTTAGCAAGTAATATTGGAATGCTTCACTCAAGTTATGTACTAAAGTCCAAGCAGCTTGGTCACTGTATTGAACATGATTCTTAGCTAGATAGTGTGCTAAGCCAATATAGCCTACACCTAAGCTACGGCGTGCCTTAGTTGACTTCTCTGCTGCTAATATTGGATATTGCTGATAATCAATAATCTCTTCTAGGGCACGGACTGCTAGTTCACATAGTTCTTCTAAGTCATCTAAGCTCTTAATTAAACCTACATTAATAGCTGACAAAATACACAGCGCAATTTCACCTTCTTCGTCGTCAATATGATTAAGTGGCTTAGTCGGTAATGTAATTTCTTGACACAAGTTACTCATGTAAACTTTATCTTTGAATGAGCTATGTGTGTTACAGTGATCTACATTCATAATGTAAATACGTCCTGTCTCAGCACGTTCTTTAATTAAAGCAGAAAACAATTCCATAGCTGGTATAGTCTTCTTCTTAATGCTTGTAGCACGTTCGTATTTTTCATACAGCTCTTGGAACGTAGCAGCATCGCCAAAGTATGCTTCGTATAGACCAGGTACATCATGTGGTGAGAATAAAGTTATATCACCACCGGATAATAGTCTTTGATACATAGTTAGGTTAAGCTGAATTGAATAGTCTAGTTTGCGTACACGATTATCTTCAGTACCTTTGTTGTTCTTTAGTACAAGGATGTCTTCAATTTCTTGATGCCAAAACGGAAAGTGTGTAGTTGCACTGCCGCCACGTACACCATTTTGTGTACAGCAACGTACTGTTGCTTCGAACTTCTTTAGAAACGGGACAATGCCTGTGTGTGCTACTTCGCCACCTCTAATACGAGAATTTACTCCTCGGATTCTCCCCGCATTGATGCCGATACCTGCTCTTTGTGCAGTGTATCTACCAATCGACATATCGCTTGCGAAGATACTATCAAGGGTATCGTCAGTGTCAACAAGGACACATGAAGCAAACTGTCGCACAGGCGTTCTGACTCCGGCCATGACTGGCGTTGGGATATTAACTTTAAAAAGTGAGGTCGCATCGTAGTATCTCCTTACATAATGCATGCGTGTTTCTGCTGGATAGTTAGCAAATAGCGTAGCTGCAATCATCATGTACATAAACTGCGGTGACTCAAATATTTCTCCATTAGAACGATCTTGCACAAGGTACTTGTCTACTACTTGGCGTAAGCCTGCATAGGTAAAGTTCTCATCACGCTTGTGTCGAATGTAACTATCTAGTGTAGCAATTTCTTCTACTGTGTATTTCTCTAGTATTTCCGGATCGTACACTTTGCGTTTAATATTGCGATCAATATTTTGCTGGAATGTAATTGCATTGTACTCACCAAATACCATTTTGTTTACGCTATAACTTAATAGACGTGCTGCTGCATACTGATAGTTTGGTGCATCTAGACTAATAAGATCGTTTGCGCTACGTACTAATACTTCTTGGATTTCATTTGTAGTCATACCGTCATAGAATTGAATGTTTGCGTTCATTTCAATTTGACTACTGCTTACACCTGCAAGATCTAAACAAGCGTGTTCAACAACTTTGTGTATCTTATCAATGTTGAGGTGTTCTTTTGTGCCGTCACGCTTGACGATCATTGTTCCATTTGACATTCGTTTTCCTCTTTAATTTGTTAGGTATTTATTGTTGCAATGGTAGAGCATGGACAAGTTCAGAGCGCAAAGTGGTCGGCAATTTGCTTTTGTGTACATGTGTATCTCCGTTGAATCCGATAACAATGTCGTCTACATATAATAGATAATATGTTTCTGAGTTTTCATTGTCTCGTGTAATATGTATCTCGTAATTGGACCGTTTTAAAACATCAGTTAACTGTAAGGTGTAACAAATCGCAAGTATCTTAACGAACATACAATAATTATTTTCCTCTAATAATTCCCAAGGATCAGGCCATGTACTAGGAGTAAAAGGATCTGCTGCGATCAAACAATAAGGTGCTTGATTGTAGAAGTCAATTGCTTCCTGTATTGGATCTTCAGCAGTTTCAAGACCTTCACGAAACTCTCGCCAGATACCCAGCCGTTCTTCGTATTTCTTTTCAAACATTAATTTATGTCTTTGTTTTCACTCTATAGTAGAATTTTGCATTTGTTTCACTAGTTGAGTTTAACATCTGAACCACCACTGTGTCAACCAAAGAATCACCTGATTTGTCAGCTAATGTAGCTTTTAATTTAAATGCGCTACTTTCGTCATCTACTGCACTTATACTTGCGCTTAGGTAATCATAATCATCTGAATATAAAACTCTAGAGTTAACAGGGTCTATATTTATTGTTAATACGCCTGTTCGTACAGCTGAAAGAGTTGTACTTTTATAGATATAATCTACTTCAAGTGACTTTGTTCCGTCTGCAGGTAATTTAAACAAATCAGAGTAAGTAAGAGATTGTGTAATTGTTAAGTCATGCGTACCGAATATCTCATTAATAGCTGTGTTTTTTACTTCTGGAATAAATGCTGTATTAGGATTTAAAGAAAGATCACCTAGTGCAGCTGAACGAGCAAACCAATCTTTATGACTTTCGTTTGTTACTGTGTCGAACTGTATCACAGGATATAATGTGTTACTTTCTGCTCCTCCGTCAGAGCCACCTTGATAAAATTTATTGTTAAAAGTTTCGTTATATAAACCATTAACTACATGTATAGCCTGTTTTTCATAATCTATAAAGCGAGAATTAGTAATTCTACTACCTTTTGGTCCTGTTTCTTGTCCACTAATGGACGGATCTGCTGAAATGTCTGTAGCATACCCAAACAAGAACGCTTTGCTTACTCTAGTAATATCACAATTATTCCAAACATTGTCTATAATGTCCCAGTCTGCATAAACACCGTTTGCAAACCCGGCAATATTCACAGCTTCAAAACGATTATTCTTACATGCAACAGCGCCGCTTAGTTGCGTAAATAGAATTGCATTGTTTACATTAGTATTTGCAACTCCAAATGACCAACCACTTGTGAATGCCAAGTCTTCAAATACACTATCTCTACAACTTACTAACTGTAATGCCGATATTGTCGAATCGCAGCTTATTGTCATTCCTTTAAGTAAAATGTTCGTTGCTTGAGTGTCGATATCTTCTGTACCATCAACAGCAGGAGTGCCAGGTATACCTGTGCTGTTTGTTGTCTTAAAGACAGGACCAGTAGTAGATGTATATTGAATCATAGTCTTACCTGGACCTGCTCCAACAATAGTTGCATTAGGTGGAATGTAAATTGTACTCGAAATTCTGTATGCCCCAGGTTCTAAATGTAATATAACTCTAGATCGAGGATTTGTTTTATTTGCATTATTAAGAAACAACTGGTCTATTGCTCGCTGAAGTGCAATAGTATCATCAGTTACACCATCACCTACAGCACCAAACGAGCGTACACTAACTCTATCATCTAATCTGTCTTGTAGAGAACGAAGTGTCGAACCAGAGTCAATAAATCCATCAGCAACACGATAGGAATAATTACTAGCATATTGAAATAAATCATCATGCTGTGTAAGTATCTGTGTGTTGCCTACATACGGTGAGCCTTCGCTAACTGATCCATTACCAATAAATAGTTCTTGGGCATCAACTGCCCATCCTAGCTCACCTGAAGCTAGTTGAGGCAAGCCGGATGCTTGCTCTTTTAATCCTCTTCGTATCTGAATACGACTGATTTGAATAACTGCCACGGGTTTCTCCTAAATGCATTACTTTATGTATTTATAAGATAAAGATGCTAGACGCTCGTGACCTTCTTGACTTAAATGTAATTCATCTTCAGTTGACAATGGAAAATTATCTATTACATCGTATGCAGGTATCCAGTTGTTAATATAATATTCTTCTAACTCTTTAGGTTCAGTCAGTGGCCCATATGAACCAACTTTGACAAAGTATACATTTTTAAAATCACGTTGTTTTAGATAACTCTGAAACATAGTGTGTTGGATATTAAACTGCTCGTGTTCAAATTTGTCATTTACGAAATGATTGTATTGTTTGTAAAATTTCTTTTCATTAGGTCCAAAATCTCCCCAAGTATATGCATCAGATTTATATCGTATAATTGCACCGTCGTCATATAGCTCGTTGATATTACTTTTGCCGTGCGATCCGTTTAAAGGTTTAAGCTCTGTTTGGTACGGAGACCAAAACTCTTTGCGTATTACTTCAGTATATTGTATTACGATGATATCAGAAGAATGTATTAGTTTGTTTTCGACTGCGTTAAAAACCCTACGCCACATCCGCCAATTACTTCCGCAACCTGCTGCTTCGTGAATATAATCATATCCCAACTTATCAGCTAGAATTTCTCCCCATACTTTACTAACATGAGTATAATCACTAACTGAGCATCCGGCTACTAATAATTTACCCGAACTTTTCATAGTACTGCTCGCAACGTTTCCACCACTCCTGTGCCCAGTCATCAAACTCATCTGGCCATAGATCAAACTGCTGATATGTTTCTCCGCCTAGTTCAACACCATCATCTCCGCGACTGCACATAAAGATGTGTCCTTCACGTATGTCAGTGCCGTGTATTTCGTTGTGTCCTAGTGCGTAAGCAGTCATTTGTAAATAGTAGTCTTCTACCCACTCAGGCTTTTTAGGCTTGTTAGTCTGCTTAAAATCCATAATACAGGGCTGGCCTTTGTACTGTCCTACTAGGTCGGTTGTGCCTGCAAAGATACCAGGAACATAAAGCGGAACTTCACTGCCCCATATCTCATCTACGTGACACATTGCTTCATCACGGATAACTTCTGCCATACGATATGCTTTTTTAGAATAAGGATTGCTGCCTGG